ATACAAGATGCTGGGCTTCCTTGAGGGCGTTGAGGCTGAAACCGGCGATGCGGATGCCCTTGTAGAGTTTGAACTTGGTGTTCTGGAGATCGCCCCGCTCGAGCCACAATGACGGCTGTGCATCGGCACCGATCTTGCTGGTGTGGGTATAGGGAGCCGAGGCGCCGGTGCTCGTGAGGTTGCCGGTGAGCAACTTCTGCAGGACCGGCAGAAACGTGAGCGCCGCCATGAGCGTCAAGTCGCCGCTGGAATCCTTGAACCCCGGAGACGGCGGGATCGGAGGGTTGGCATCGGACCGGAGCTCGGGCGACTCGGCCGGTGCCTGCTCGAAAGCATCGAACGTCGTGCCGCCGAACGGCACGACCAGGCCCTTGACGCTCGCCTGGCCGGCGCCGAATGTGTCCTCCTTACCGATCACGACACGCTGGAATGCACCTACGCGCGGGTTAGGAACTGGCATCGCTCACCTCCACTTCGGTGCTGCCCTTCCCGGCCCGCTTGCCGGTATTGCCTTCGGGCTGCACAGTCACGCCCTTGACCGCTATCGCTGCCGCCACCTCTGGCGACAGATCCATTGTCGTGGGCTGCTTGGTTACCTTGACGAACCCGAGACCGACCGCAAAATCCATCTCGTCCGGGCCGTCGGATGGGAACGAAACGACGTACCGCATGATGACCTCCCTCTAGCCGATGTGTGCGGTAGCCCAGACTTGGCGCATGAGCGCGCCGCTCTTGAGCGTCCCGAGTGTGTTCCACCCCGTTGGGTACAGCCTGTCGCAGCCGGTGGCAGGCACCTGGCCACGCAGCGCATCCCTGCAAGTCAGCAGCATCTCGCGTACCCCCCTGCGCCCATCCTTCGGCGGATTCGCCGCGGCGTAGAAGAGGAGCACCACCTCGATCTGCTCCTCCTGGTTTGCTTCGCTGCCGAGTTCAAGCGATCGCGCGAGCGTGCCCTGATTGACGATCACCGAGATCACGCGCGGAACTTCGAGCGTCTCGATCTCGCGCGCGGCCACGGATGGCACGATCAAGATGTCTGCCTGCCCGATGTACGCCGTCTTGAGAGCGTCCACCACGTAGGTCTCAACATCGTCGTAGTAACTCATTGCAAGTACCACTGCCCGTGGAGCTCGTTCAGCTTGTCGATCGAATCGGGCTCCAGGCCCATGAATGAGCGCATGGGAATGTTCCCTTCCGGCCAGCCAAACTGATGGGCCGGTGCGTACTCGTCAGCGCTTCGGCGATTGCGGCCGCCGGTGCTGGGACGTACGAAGCCGCGCGCGTAGCCGAGTCCGGCCTCGTCGAAGCCAGCCTCCACGTCCATCGACCGACGCATGGTGTTGGTCGCGACGAGAATCCCCCTCCCGGGGAATAGGCGTGCCTTGCGGTTGCCGTACTTCTCTGACAGCGCCGGCCACACGCTGCCGGTGGAGGGATCTTGCTCGTTCTCGAACGCCTTCCGACTGTCCTCGAGGATCTGCTTCGCCACGAGCTGCATGAACAGGATGGGCTTCTGCGCCTTGGTGATTGTGTCGGCCACGAACTTCATGGCTTCGTCGAGCGTGACCTTGATGTCGATCACCGTGGCATCCAGCGCAATGGTGCGAGTAGGTGTTCGAGCTGTGTGGGCAACACTTCCTTGGCGACGACGCCGGCCGCAGACTCGACGATCTCCGTCCCCGGGTTGCGATACATGAACGTCAGCAAGTGGAGGCAAAGCGCTTTGAGAGCGCCGTACTCTGCGCTCGCGGTGAGGGCCGTAGCGTCGGTGGCCCCGTAACCCGCCACCCACTTCACGCGCAGACCCGCAACCGCTGCGCACTGCGATGGCCAGCCGGACGCGCCTAGCGGCATGAGGAAGCCGGGTGAGCCCGCCACGATGCGAAAGTTCGAGAGTGTCTGCGGTGTCTCGATGCCGTAGGCATCGATTGCGCCGATCTCCGAGACCGACACCAGCGGTTGCACCGGAGGAAAGATCATCGGATGGTCGTGGTAATCGGACATCTCGACCAGGTCGTAGTACCGCTCCCACGTCTGATTGAGGAGTGCCCGGTTCGACAGGCGCTCGATAATCCGCACGACGGCAGGGATGAGCGCGGTGATGACGTCGTCCCGAAAGACAGTCTCGCTCGGCAGGACGAGCCAGAGTTTCGCCGCCGCCAGGTCGAACGGTGCGCTGGTCGGCTCGGTGGTGCGCCTCCAGGTGCTCATGTGGGCCGCTCGAAGCCGTGCATGCTGATGAGTTCGTCAACGATCTCCCGCGGCGCCCAACATAGGCGCCCATCGAATGTGCAACCCGAGGCGGCGGTCACGCCCGCAGGCGCGATCAGCGAAACGAGTCCCGCATGGGCCTTGGCGCCCGCTTTGATCTCTTCGGCGGGCGGCACCCGCTCGGGTTCCTTGCCCTTTTTCTTGTACTGCGGCATGAGTCCTCCAAAGCAACGGGGGGCCGCGTGGCCCCCCGTCGTCACGCTGCAACTCGCCTTACTAGGCGATGTTGATGTTGCCGATCGCGCCGAAGCAGAACGGCGCGTAGACCTTGACGCACTCCTGCATGTAGGCGCCGTGCCAGAACGTCCGAGTGATCGGCGCCCAGTCCACCCGCCACAGTCCGCCGAAGCTCTGCACCTCGACGCTGCGCTGCGAGGGGGTCCCCGGGATCGGGTAGTTCATCCGCCCAGCAAACACGAGTGAGTCGGGCAGGTTGGGGTTGACGATGATGTCGACGATGTCCCCGGTGTATGGGTTGACCACGGCCGCGACTCGCCCGCCGAGCACGAGGCCGACCCGCAGTTGCTCCGGGCTGACCACGAACATGGTGCGCGGGTTGGAAGCGCTGAACGCGAGGATCTCCAGCGCCTTATACGTGTTCCCGCTCATGTGGAGAGCTTCGGGCGAGATCCCGTAGGTGTTGAACATGGACGCGAACAGGTCACAGAACTGGTCGACGCGCCCATTGGTCATCGTGAGCGCCGTGTTGTCCATCGTCTTCCAGTAGGCGCCTGCATCGTTCATCGCCTGGTAGAAGACGCCGGTCGGGGCGGTTGCTTCCTTCGAGTAGTCGGTGCCGACGGTGAGCGCGCTGATGACCTGCTCAGTTGTTGCAGCGTCCGAATACTGCACGAACTTGTTGACGAAGGTGATCCCCAGGAGATAACGAGCTGTGTCCCCGGGGTCCGCACTCGCGTGGAACGAAACATACCATGCGTATGCGACGGCGCCTTTCTTTGCGGTAGAGCTCCAGGTGATCTTCTGGTTGGTGGTCGCGTCCACGGCAGCCGAAGCCGCCGAGGCCTTACTGATGCCGCCGTTGATGTTGTAGCTCTCTCCGGCGGGCGACGTGACGGCCTGTACCTTCGTGAGACCGGCGGTGAGAGCGGCCGCGGTGTTCGTGGTCGAGCACAGCGCGAGCTGATCGACGGTGAGGCACACGACCTTGCACCAGTATTTGCCTGCGGTCAGCGCCACGCCGCCAGAGGCAGCTACGCCCGTCGGTGTTGCCGGCACATCAAGCGCCAGGAGGTTGTTCGCGCCGAACAGGATGCGCTCTTCCTTCGCTGCGAATGCCTGCATCAGGTTCGCGATGCAGAGGTCGACGATCCCGGCCTGAGAACCGCCGAACAGCGAAGCGCCCTCGTTCTCCGCCTCCTGGGTGTAGGAGTCCTCAACGCCGATCGTCGCGTAGGCCGCGGTCCCGGCGCCCTTGCTCTCCTGGATCGCACCGGCGCGCTTGCCTTCCGGCACGTACCCCAGGAGCTTGTTGCTGTCGATGCCGGTCAGCGTGATCCACGAGACGGCGTTGCCCTGCGCATCGGTGCGCCGGAAAACGCGGTCGCGAAGCCACGTGAAGACGATCGGCACCAGATTGACGTAGCCTTGCTCGAGGTTCGCGATGTTGAACCCCGTGCTGACCGTGATGCTCTTGCGGAGCTCGTCCATCGCCTTGTGCAGGGAGTCTCCCTGCAGGCCGGAGAGCTTCTGCGTCGCCTCACGGATACCTGCCTGAATCGCGTGCATTTTCGTGTCTCCTTCGCCGCGCTGCCTCTACGGCATGC